CCCTGAGTTTTCGGAGTCCCTAAAAAAGGGAAAAGAGGATGCTGACTCTAATGTAGCATCAATGCTGTATAAAAAAGCAGTCGGATACAAGGAAAAAAGACAAGTGCCGATTAAAGTCAGAGAAACAACAAATGGAGAAGGCTCTAAGGAAAAGGTGGAAATAATAGAAGTAGAAGACTACTATCCGCCTGAAACTTCGGCACAGATTTTTTGGCTTAAAAACAGAAATCCACAGATGTGGCGAGACAAGAGAGAGGTAGAAATGGAAGTAGAAAACAAAAATCGTTTTGATTATTCCAAACTTTCTGATGAAGCAATAAAAGAATTGATAAATGCAGAAAAAGGGCTAACGGATGCAGAACATTCTGAGTAATATTGACCCATTAGGTTTGAAAACCCACGCTTATACTCGTGGGATTTTTGACTTTATAACAATTCGTGAGGGAAAGAAAAACGAAAAGCAAGAACAGGCTTTAAAAATCCTTACGAACAATATTACTCGTGAGTTTCTTTATGGTGGTGCAGCAGGAGGAGGGAAGAGCTGGCTTGGTGCTTCGTGGCTGGTGTTTCAGTGTTTGGCATTTCCAAAGACAAAATGGTTTATAGGCAGGGAAGAATTAAAGCGACTTCGTATGTCTACCCTTATTACCCTTTATAAGGTTTGCGATGCTTACGGCATCCCTAAATCAGAATTTACCTACAACGGACAGGATAACTTTATTCGCTTTAAAAACGGCTCTCAAATAGATATGCTGGATTTACGATATCTTCCAAGAGACCCACTATATGAGCGATATGGTTCGGTAGAATATACAGGGGGCTGGATAGAAGAAGGAGGAGAGGTTAATTTTGGTGCTTTTGATGTTTTAAAAACAAGGGTGGGGAGGCATCTTAATGATGAGTATAACTTGACACCTAAAATCTTCATTACCTGCAACCCTAAAAAGAACTGGATGTATTCTTATTTCTACAAACCATCTTTGGAGGGAAAACTCACAGAAAAACAAACCTTTTTGCAGGCTTTCGTGCAGGAAAATCCGTTTATCGGTCAGGATTATATAGAGCAGTTGGAAAGCACATCAGACAAAGCAAAGAAAGAAAGGCTTTTGAAAGGTAATTGGGAGTATGATGACAATCCGTATAAACTTTGTGTATATGATAGGATTTTAGAAGTCTTTACTAATTCGCATATAGAAAAAGGAAAAGAAAAATATATCACTGCCGATGTAGCAAGGTTTGGTTCTGACAAGGCTGTTATTGGTGTTTGGGAAGATTGGGAACTGATAGAAGTTTATGAATTTGAAATAAGCAAAACCACAGAAATACAATCTTGCATCCAAACACTACAAAACAGATATAACATTCCTAAATCTAATTGCGTTGTGGATGCCGATGGTGTAGGTGGCGGAGTAGTAGATAATTTAGGCGTGGTAGGATTTGTGAATAACGCACGACCTTTTGATGAAGAAGTCAGCGAGGGAAGAAAGGATACTCCTAAATACAGAAACTTGCAAACTCAAATGTTGGTTTATTTGGCTGAAAAAATCATCAATGAGAATAAAATGTATATTTCCGCTGAACTATCCGAACAGCAGAAAGAATACATAAAAGAAGAACTGGACACAATAGAGCGGATTCCAGATACTGATGTCGTTACGCTTTTAGGGAAAGAGAGTATAAAACAGAATTTAGGTCGTTCTCCTGATTATAGAGATATGATACTAATGCGCTGTTATTTTGATTTTAAAAAACCTGTAAGGAACAATCTAAATAGTCTTGCTTCGTTTTTGTAGAACACTTCTTTTCCATTCAAAATAATAATAGAACATGGCTTTTGTGGTCTTTGAAAGGTGTATTTTTCTCGGATTATCTTCCTTTGCAAAAAACAAAGAAAGATATACAGTATCCAGCCCTATATCCTGTTTTAGGTCTTTGCGTTTTAGGCCTAATTCCTCCATTTGGGACAAAATCCATTCCTCTGTAATAGTTTCTATAAATTCTGAATTCATACTAAAAATATTTCCAAATTAAAGCACAAGCAACGATAAAAACCACTCCTTTCCAGTCTAATTCTATATTGAGTTCTATTCCGTTTTTGAATCCGAACTTATCAAATCTTTTGCTGTGTAAGTTTTGTTTTTTCTTTGTTGAATTTTTCATCATATTGAAATTTTATTATCTTTGTGGTATAAAAAGAAAAGCGAAAGCAAAGGTGCGGCTAACACCTTTGCGCAAGTCTAAAAGAATTTTAAGAAATTAATCTTTATTCTCAATTTAAAAGACTTGTAAGTTACTACGAACTCAATCATCGCTTTTCTTTTTTTACAAAGAACTTTGCAGTCTTCAAATCTGCATCATTGACTTTCAATGACAGCGCAAAGATAGTAATTTTATTTGTTTTATACAAATATTTTACTATCTTTTTTTGTTGTTTTATGTTAAATTTTAACTTTAAATAAATCCTGTAATCATTTATTTTTCATATATTTGTGGAAAATAAAACTATGAACGCTATACAGGAAATTGAAAAATACAAAAACGAGAGGATACTCCCAAATATTGAGAAATTCAATGAGGAATATATCGTAACTGAACACCAAATTTTCAAGAACAAATACCGCTATCCTGATAGAGAGGTAACCTCTGATTATATTGATGAAAACGGAGATAAAAAAATCAAAACAACTACTATTCCGCTTAATAGAATTGGGCTTCCTTACCAAAAGAAAATAGTAAGCATTGCAACTACCTTTCTATGTGGAGAACCTGTAAAATACACCAACAACACGCAGGACACTAATCTGTTTGATGCTTTTATAAAGGTTTTGGATAAAAACAAAATGAAGTTCACAGATAAGGAAATCGTTACCGCTGTGGGTAGATTTACAGAATGTGCAGAGCTTTGGTATCCTATCACAGAGCCTAACGACCATTACGGATTTAATTCTAATTTCAGGCTTAAAGCAAAGGTCTTAACTCCTGATAAAAACAAACTCTATCCTGTATTTGATGACAATGATGATTTAGTAAGTTTCAGCAGGGAATTTACCAAAGATGAAATCAAATATTTTGAGGTCTATACCAAGGATGAAATCATAAGGTTTGAATATAAAAATGAATGGGTAGAGATAGAGAGGAAAAATAATCCGATAGGGAAAATCCCTGTGGTATTCTATAAGCAGGATGCTGTAGAGTGGGCAGATGTTCAGACAGCAATAGAGAGATTAGAACAAATCTATTCTTATGCAGCAGAAAGTAACGACCGCTTTGCTTTTCCTATCCTAAAATTAAGAGGTAAGGTAGAGGGGCAGATGAGTAAAGATAAATCAGGCAGGGTTCTTCAATTAGGGGAAGATGCCGATGCTGATTTTGTAACGCCATCTAACGCAAACGAAAGCCTTGCAAAAGAAACAGATAGATTAGAAAGGGATGTCCACGACTTTACAGCAACACCTAATATTTCATTTGATAAAATGCAGGGATTGGGCAATATGCTGGCAGGAAGTTCAGCCGAGTTCTTATTCTTATCCGCCCACCTTAAAGTAATGGAGAAAATGGCAATCTATATTCCAGCGTTCCAAAGAAGAGCAAGTATCATAAAATCTTACCTTCAAATGATGAATGTAAGCCTTGCAAAGGAAGATTTGGATGTAGAACCAGTAATCACTCCTTTTGTTATCAATAACGAGGCGGAATTTATCCGTTTCTTGATGGAGGCAAACGGCAATAAACCTATCTACTCTCAAAAACACACAATGGAGCGAGCAGGCGTTAAAAATCCTGAAATGATGATGCAAGAAATAGAAGACGAACAACTCCAAGCCACAGAAAAACAAAACGAAAAGCAATTTTTATAAAAACTAATTTGATTTGAACCATGATAACTTGCACCGTATTGCTACGGAGCATTATATCCGTGATGTAGAGAAAGCCTTTCAAAAGCTTATCTCTCAAACGGCTTCTGCGGTGGTAAAAACTAAACTCAAAAAAGAACTATTCCAGTTTAAAAAGAATCCGAAAATAACAGAAAGGATAGCCCAAATATTATCCGAATACGAAAATAGCCTTTTAGGGATTATCTCTACAGGTTCAGCAAAACAATGGAATTTTGCTAATGAAAAATACAATTATCTGAAAGCCTTAACGCTGAATAGAATAGCTAACAAAATCCCAAAAGAAGTGTTCCAAAAGGAATTGCTAAAAGTTGCAGCAAACACACAAAACGCAAGGGCTTTATTGTCTTTTCAGCAAAGGAAATCAAACGGATTTACGCTTTCTGATAGAGTTTGGAATATCACTAAACAAGCCAAAGAAGAACTGGAATTAGCTATAGATTTGAGTCTTACAGAAGGACAAAGTGCCAATACTCTTGCAAGAGCAATACGAAAACACCTTAATAATCCTAATTCTTTATACAAGAAGATAAAAGACAAGCATGGCAACGCTGTTTTGCTTAACAATACAGACTACTATCATGTAGGTCAGGGAGTGTATAGGTCGGCATATAAAAACGCAATGAGACTTGTAAGAAACGAAATCAACACCGCATATAGAACATCTGAACAACTCCGAATAGAGCAGAATAACGACATTGTAGGAGTGGAAATACACCTTTCGCCAAGTCATAGAATTTATGATATGTGCGATGAACTGAAAGGTGTGTATCCCAAAGATTTCAAGTGGGACAAATGGCATGTGAACTGCATGTGCCACCGCAGAACCATTATGAAGACCGATGCAGAGTTTATCCGTGAGCTTAAAAATGGAGAAAACCTGCCGCCTGAAACATCAGAAAACTTTGTGTCTGATGTGCCAAAGCAATACAAAGACTGGATAAAGGAGAATGAGGATAAAATGCAGAATTGGAAGCGCAAGCCAGAGTTTATGGAGTGGAACGAGAAGTATTGGAACACGAATTTAGAGAGTAGAATATCTGGTTTAATAGAAAAAGCGAAAGCATCAAACAAAGAAGTTTCTAATGTATTGTTTAAAATTAACAAAGACTTGGGAGGATATTCTACTCCAATCAATATTAAAAGTAGAGAATCTATTTTGCGTAAAGCAAAAGATGAATTGGGTGGAAATGTAGAGGAAATAAAAGATTCTATTAGGGCTACAGTGATACTACCAAAAGAAAAAATAAAAAACATTAGTGAATATTTGAAAAAAATGCCTATATTTGAAAGGGTAAAAATTCAAACACCTGAAAACTATTCTGGTTACAGCGGTATTTTGTCTAATATAAAAACCAAAAATGGTATTTACGCTGAAATTCAATTCAATACTGATAAAATGATTTATGCTAAAGAAAAACCAAGTGATGCAATCCGTATCATTGGAGAAAAGAGGTGGCAAGAAATCAATAGAGAAGTGGGATTAGAAGGTGGATTAGGGCATAAATATTACGAAGAAATAAGAGTTTTGAAAGCTCAAAAAGAAATCAATATTGATGATTTAGTTAAAATAAAGGAATTAGAAAAATTGTCATTCAATTATTATAATAATTTTAGATGAGTAATCACGAAAAAATATTTGAAAACTACGAAAAATCAAAAGACACTTATCTTTATGAGGACTGGCAGGATGTTGTTATTAAAATCACTCGAAAGAATGATGAAATGGAATGTTTTGCTAAATTCAGAAAGAAAAAAGAATATTCTATTAAATGGGAATCAAACTTAGTGATGGAAGCTCGTATGAGTGGTAAATTGATTGATAAAGAAACTTATGAAAATTTTTAATTGATGTTAGAAAAAGCAGTACAAATAGCAGTTAGTGCTCATAAGGAGCAAGTGGATAAATCGGAACAGCCATATATTCTACACCTTATCAGAGTGATGGATGCAGGAGAAACGGAACAGGAAAAGATATGCGGTATTCTTCACGACCTTGTAGAAGATACAGACTGGACTTTTGAAAAATTAGAAAATGAGGGTTTTTCAGAAGAAATCATTTCTGCGTTAAAATGTGTAACAAAACAGGAAAACGAAGATTATGATGCTTTTATAGGTCGTGTCAAGACTAATCCATTAGCAATAAAAGTAAAACTTAATGATTTGAGGGATAATATGGATATTACTCGCCTGTTCTATATTACTGAAAAAGATAGAGAAAGGCTAAATAAATACCTAAAAGCATATCAAGAGTTAAAGTGTATAAGTTAGTTTTTTTTTATAATCTTTAATTAGGTTTATCACAAAAAATAAATTATCTTTGAAGAGATAACAAACCTTAATTATTATATTATTTTTTTCATTTACTATTCATTAGAAACAGCCTCCTTTATGGGGGCTTTTTTCATTAAAAAACCACCAGCAGAACTGGTGGCATAGTTAAGAAAAATAAAGTATAACAAAACTTAGAGCTTTTTGTTTAGAAAGTCTTTCAGCCATTTCTCGGCTTCTTTTTCTGTCTTTGGTGTAGGAACATCTACTTTTAGACTTTTAGGGTCGTTGTTCTTTGTTGTCATCGCCTCGCCTTGTAGATTTACACAAAAATAATCTTTTTCTATTTTTATTTCATAGAGGTTATGTGTTCCATAGTTAGTGAAAGCAAACCCTTTGTCCATCAAAAATTCTGAAAAATTAAATGTTTTATTCATGATTATAATATTTTTACTTTGCCATTGGATACTTCTGCTTTAAAGAGGATGATAACCTGTCCTTTGTAACTTGCTTTTGCTGTTATAATTTCTTTCCTCTTTTCTAAATCTAATTTGGTTTCTAATTGTGTTTTTATCTTAACCATTTTAAAACTTCTTCGGTTATAAATATTGGGCTTTTCCGCTGTTTCAAACTTGCATATCCGCCAGAGAGTAACTTTTCAGGGTAGTATCTTGATTTTAATAAAGCATAAACTTTTCTTCTATCCTGTCCTGTTGCTTCACAAAAGTCGGTTAAATTCATTGTTATTTTTGATGAAATGGAAACAAGGTAAGCGTATTTCATCGATTCAAAAACAGTCAAATCCGTTACTTTCCTATCTAAAATATTCTCCATTGTATCAAAAAGCGGTTTTTAAAATTTAAATTTTAATTTGTGGGGCTAAAATACTTATTTTAAAATAAATAAGCAAAGTTATTTAAAGTATTTTTGAGACTAAATAAAAATCATAAATTCATGTTTGAACAAATCTTAAAGGAACTTAAAACTAAATATAAAGATTTGGGGTTAAGTGAAAATGTTTTGAAAGCTACTGCAGAGTTTTTAGGCGGAGCGGTCAAAGAAGAGAGCGAAATTGAATCCGCTGTTGCGGGGGTAGAGGGAATGTTGAAAGTCCAGCAGTCCATAGCAGACCAAAATAGAACCTACAAAGCCAAGATTGAAGAACTTGAAAAAAGAAAAACTGCTGAACCTGCTCCAAAAGAGCCAAAAGAAGAACCAAAACCAAATGAAGAGATGCCTGAATGGGCAAAAAAACTAATGGAAGGCTTCACGGCAGTATCCCAAAAAGTAGAGGGCTTCGAAAAGGACAAGCAAAACTTAAGCAACGAGCAGAAATTGATTTCTAAACTCAACGAACTGGGAGTAAATGAAAACTTCTATAAACTTCAAATCGCAGGGAGGACTTTCCAAAACGATGAAGAAATAGAAACATTTGCTAACTCGGTAAAAGATGCAGAGGCTGGTTTCCTTCAACAACTAAACGACACAAAATTAGGAGATGTAAATCCTCCAAGTTTTGGCGGAAAAAACATCAAAGCAGAAGAGATAAGCCCTGATGTTCAGGCGTATATTAAACAAAAAACTCAAAACAATGAAGGGAATTAACACAGATTTCAGAAAGGGAAGACAAATCGTTGTCTTTGACCAAGTTGATGCTACCATTCCGGGCGGAGTGCATATTGACAAAACAGAAGCATCAGCAAGATTTACAGATGGAATTATTCCAGCTGGGACAGTAGTAGTTCCGCACACAAACGGAACTTATAAGCCGATAAACGCTGCGTTATCTGCAACGAATGTAAAAGATGCCGTAGGGCTTACAATGTCTGATATTGTGATAGATGACTATCCATTAGTTTCTATTGTAGTAGCAGGAATAGTGAGAGTAAATGCTTTGCCTGATAAAGAAAAAACAGGGGCTGCTTTCTTAAAGACAGCATTGCCAAGAATTACTCAAATCTAAGGAGGTAAAAACTAAAAACCATTTAAAAAACTAAAACATGAGTGTAATAAACGCAAATACAATTATTCCAGAGTTTAGAGAGGCGGATATGGGAGCAATCCTTAATTCTAATCCGCTTGGGAATTTGCAGGTTTTCAACTTTTTCCCTACAGCTTTTAGCGCAGGGCTGACATTTGGAAACTTGGAGGGAGAATTAGGAGCAAAAGTAATGGCTGATGTGGTAGCATTAGACAGTAATGTTCCTTTAAAAGGGAGAGAGTTTATCGAAAAGGTTAAGGGAGAAATTCCAAAGATTGAAGTAGGTAGGTCTAAAAACGAAAGAGATTTCTTCCGTATCAATGAATTGAGAAACGCTGTTGCTCTATATCCTAATAATGCTAACATCAAAAGCCAGCTTATCAATGCTATTTATGATGATGGTGTTTTTGTAGTGGATGCTATCAATGCAAGATTGGAGCATATGGGTAAATCGCTATTGTCAAAAGGTCAATACATCGTAAAGGATGGAGTGAAAATTGACTTTAAAGTGAAAACAGAAAATGCATCTTTGGACTGGTTCTTACCTGCGAACAAGGATACATTCGACCCTATTGAGGATTTTAGAAAAGCACAGGCAGAAGCACTTAAGAAAGGATTCCGATACACTACTGCGGTAATGGATTTGGCAACTTTCAATCAGTTTGTGAAGTCTAAAAAGGTAATTGCATTTACAGCATCTTTTGCGCAAAATGCATTAGGAATTTCTCAAGAGCCTACATTGGTTCAGTTGAACACAGCTTTGGCTGCTCAAAATTTACCAACGATTACCATTTGGGAAAGTTATGTAAACGAGGAAGCGAAAGATGGAAGCATCACAGCTACCAGCGGTTGGGAACTTGGAAACATCCACTTGGCAACTTCAACAGATTTCGGTGCTACGCAATATACCATTTCACCAGAAGCAGGAATCAACCTAAATGAAACTTCAAAAACAACTGTTAATGATTTCATTTTAGTGTCTGTATTGGGAGAAGCAAACCCAATGAGAGTACTTACAAAGGGGACAGCATTTGCTACGCCAGTGCTTAACAACACAAGACAAAAACTTATCTTGAAAACTAAACTTTCATAATGAATATAGGGGATTACATTAAGGAAAAATTGGCGACTTGGTCTGTGGATTTATCGGCGGACAGAATAGATGCTGAACTTGAAAGAGTGGGGCTTTCTTCTTCTGATGTGGTAGGGAGAGAGACTAATTTGGATTTGTTTTTCTACAATGTAATCCCTGACATTATGATGCAGCCAAGCAGTATTTCAGAGGGCGGTTATTCTGTTAGTTTTGATAAGGATGTAATCAGAAGTTATTACAATTTTCTTTGTGGGAAATTGGGTAAACCTAACATATTGGAGCAAAACAACAGCATAAAAGACATTACAAGCAGATGGCAGTAAAGCAATATCCATACAGACTAAAAGCGCTAATTCATTCTGAAGGATATTTTGATGAGTCTACGGCAGAATGGACAGAGGGAGCATCAGAATGGGTGGATTTTGGAGTTTGCCGAGATGAAGGTTCAACATCCAAAAAACAAACCGAAGATAGCGAGTTTTATATTCAAACTTCTGTAATATACGCTCCGAAGTCTATTAAAAACATAGATAAAGGCGCAAAAGTGCAGGTTTGGAATGGGGAAGAATTGAGATTGGAAGGTAATGTCGTGAATTTTACAAAAGACCAATTACACACAAGGATATGGCTATAATACCGAGGTTTAATATGGGAGATTTTGAAAAGATTTTCCAGCATGCAGAAAGCCAAGCCGAGGAGCAGTTTATCAGAATCCTTAAATGGGTAGGCGAAAAGGCTGTAAATGAAGCGAAAGAAAATGGAAATTACCAAGACCACACGGCTAACCTCCGTAACTCTATCGGATATGTAGTTTCAGTAGATGGGCAGGTTGTGGATGAGAACTTTAATGCTTCTAAACACGGCACAGAGCCAAGTAATGAAGACCCTTTAAAATATGGCAGAACTCTCGCTGTTGAAGTTGCTCAATCTAAAAGAGGAATTTCCCTTGTGGTAGTAGCAGGTATGAGATACGCCTCTTATGTAGAGAGCAAGGGCAGAGTAGTTTTAACCAGCGCAGAGCAGTTTGCTTCCCAATATCTGCCTAATTTATTAAAACAATTAAAATGAAGAAGACAGTATTAGATGGCAAACAATGGATTTTAGACCTGCTTTTAAAGGCTGGAATAAACAATGTTATCAGTGGTAAAATCTACAAAGATAAGCGCCCTGCTGACAGCCAAAAAGAAGATATTGTGATAAACTCCCTTACAATGACTAACCATTTTTTGCAGAATGGAGTTTTTAATGTGAATTGCTATGTTCCGATGATTGAAATAAAGGCAAATAATGGGATAACCCAAAAACAGAAGAACGCAAAACGCCTTAAAGAAATTTCTGATGCTGTTTATTCTGGATTGAGCGAGGTTTGGGAAGATGAATTCAATCTTGAAGTTGTTAATCATCAGGAATTTGAAGAAGATAATTTTAACTACTATAATTTTAGAATAAGCCTAAACGCTTATTATTAACCAATAAACTAATAATCAATATATTATGGCAAAGGAAGTAAATATCGGTATTGCTTCAATAAAAGTTGGAGATATCGCCTCTGATGGAGGTATGGGAACTGTTTTGGCACCACTGGGAGAAACAGCAGAAGACTCTTGCAAACTTACATTTGGTGACCAAGAAGAAACGGCTTTCTATGTGGAAGAGCATGATAACCCTATCCATGTAGAATACAAACAAGGAGATGTTGATTTGACATTCAACATCTATGAATATGATTTTGACACTGTGGTAAAAGTGTTTGGGGGAAGCGTAGACTCTAATGTTTATAAAGCACCTGTAGTGCCTGTAACGATTGAGAAATCGCTGGAACTAAAACCAAGAAAAGGGAAAACATTTAAATTCCCAAGGGTGTCTATCACGGCTAAATTCACTTCTGACATTGGGAAGAAAAACCTAATGGCAATAGAGGTAAAAGCAAAAGTTTTAAGCCCTAAAAAAGAGGGAGAGCCAAGATTTACGCTAAGCTAATTGTTTTTTTAATCTTTCTTTAAAGCCTGTCTGCGAGTTTATCAGGCAGGCTTTTTTTTAATGTAGATATGAACGATAAAAAGTTAGAACAAGAAGAAATCAACCTGCTTTTAGATAAGGGTTTTGAAATAAAGGTTTGTGTTTTAGGAATCAAGAAAACATTTAAATGCAAAAAGATGAGTTTAGGGCGAATGCTCAAACTCTCAAACATATTCATCAAAATGGAAATGGATGAAGAACTATTGACATCAGGGAGTTTTCAGGAGCAAATCGCTATGCAGTATCAGGCGGTTAGCAAGAACACAAAGAATGTAGCAAAGGCAATGGCGGTGTGCTTTGCAGATAATTTTCTTGTCAGAAAGTTTTTAGAATGGTATTTCCTGAAAAACTATACACCTAACGAGCTTTTAGAGTTTGCTCAAAACCTTTTAAAGACTGCTAATTATGCAAATTTTATAACCTCTATCGCATTGATGAACGGAAACCGACCGACCAAAGCAAATCCGATAGAGAAGAAATAAAATCTATCTACGGCATTATGGGGCAGATATGCCATCATTACGGCTGGACATTAGATTATCTGCTTTGGGAAATAGACTGGCGTATTGTTCAAAGAATGCTGATAGATACTCCATCTTATGACTCGGAGAAAAAGGAGGGGAAAGAAGTAATAAAATACGAAGAACAGACAGCGGAAGAACTGGAAGAGTTATTCAATATGTATAAAAACTAATAATCAATGAACACAAATCAAGGGGCTTTATATTTCGGTGCTGGAATAGACATGAACGAATGGCGTAGAAGCATCACAGAGATGCGCCAAGATATTTTAGGTCTTACCCAGCAGACACAGAGGGAAACCCAGCAGATGGACAGCGCTTTTAAAAATCTATCAATAGGTATTGGGGCTTATTTTTCTGTTCAGGCACTGCAAGGTTTCACTCAACAGCTCATCGGTGTAAGGGGAGAGTTTCAGAAGACTGAAATAGCCTTTGGCACGATGCTCAAAAGCGAAGAGAAAGCACAGGCTCTTATGGGGGAAATGGTGGATTTGGCAGCGAAAACACCATTTGGATTAACAGATGTTACCGATGGAGCAAAAAGGCTTTTGGCGTTTCAAGTTCCAGCCGAGCAGGTGGTAGATACACTTCGTAGAATGGGAGATGTGGCGGCAGGACTTGGCGTTCCTATGGGGCAGTTAATCCATGTTTATGGACAGGTAAAGGCACAGGGTAAACTGATGACCAATGACCTATACCAGTTTATTATAATGGTAATCATTGTATATTATTAAAAATTAACTATTTTTGAAACACCCACAAACACGCTGAAAGCGT